GTGTCATTTAATTTCTGATTCAAGCCGTCCAGCTTCATTGTGTAGTCTTCTGTGGCTTCTGATAATTTCAAGCCAACGTCAAGAACGACGCCCATATCTGAGGCGTAAGAAAGCATTGAGCTTGAGGCAACGGCAACGTCATCGCCCGTGCGTCCAAATTCCGATTTCCTTTCTGGCTGCTGCCATTCTCTGCCCGCCTCTACCGCCGCCTGCGCCATTGCCGAGCGATAGTAAGTATTTTCACCAGAGGTCATTAACTCATTCGCCCGCGACTGTATATTGAATAATTTTGTGTAAGTATTCAGATAAGGAACAAGCGCGTCCTCTCTGCCTCGTTTTACCGTGTTGAAAAAGTTTGAGGTGGCGGCTTCTGCCTTCAAGAACGCCCCGTAATCCGAATCGGCTACATCTCCAACTGTTCGGATTTGCTTCTCTGCTTGTTGTAAGAATGCCTCTTGGAATGCCGCCTCCGTTGAGTACCCTTGGTTTTCAAGTTGTTTTAATTTTTCCTTGAATCCATCAGTGGATACACCTAACGTATCAAAGCGTCTTGTAGTCTGATTGGTAAGTGTCAGGGTGAGTTGATCCATGTCCATATTCAAAGCCCCCGCCACCCTTGACAATCTTACAACCTCGTCATTTGTATCGGCAAGCCCCAACGCCATGATTTGCCCGCCCTGCTGAATTAACTGGGCATCACTATATAAACCGTGTGTGGCTTGTCGCATATCATTGAGCAACAACCCTGAAGTTGTTTTTATGGACGTAGAAAGATTGTCAAACTTCGTTGACGCATATTCTAATTGAGCGGATTCGCGGGTGAACTCATATACCTTCTTCCCTGCGATTCCTAAAGCGGAAAATACGGCAATAGCACCGCCCGCCACTGTGCCTAATTCAGCGGCAGCTTTTGCAATTCTTTGAGGGTTAGTTAGTTTCGAGGACGCCCCACCAAGCGTACCCTCCATTTTTTTTGCACCCGCTTCAAGCATACTTTGAGCTCGGGACAATCCCTGCTGTAACCCTGATGTATCTGCGCTTATTTCAGCGACGAGGCTTGCAATTTTTGTGCTTATGATTTACCTCTTTTGATTAGGCTTTCACTGGATTTTTTAATCCCGTCCATAACTTGAAAATACTCATGGACATCCTTCATCGTAAGCGCATCTATATCTGCTAATGACCAACCGTAATCACGGGCGAACTTCCAACGCCAGTATTCGTAAGGAAGTTCGCCGTCTCCTACGAGTCCGAAGTAGATACGCTTTGAGAGTTTGGGTCGGATAATGGGCGGTTCGCTAACTCTACAATCTTACTCATTATTCTGCGGTAATCATCACGGAGTAAGTCGTTAATTTGCGCCAGCTTCAAGCCAGTTAAACGCGCCACCACCTTGTCCGAATCCTTATCAGGAACAGATACATCAAAAAAGCCTCTAAACTCTTTTTGCTTTAATGTACTAACATCAACACTAACCTCTGAACTATCATTCAGGGTAACGGTTCCTTTGGTTGTCATATCTTATACCTTTCTTAGTTTACGCCGAGGGTGTAATCGCCGTTGCCTAAAAACTCGACATTTAATTCCACGACATCCGCATAAGGCAAGTTGAACTTCCCGCCTTGCGAAAATGCGCCAATTGTATACTTTCGTTTTCCCGACGCAGTACCTTCGGGCTGGAAAATAATCGTTCCTTGCGTACCCTCTACCAGCGCGTCTTCTAATGCCGTTCCGCCAGTTTGTGCCAAGCCGCTATAAGAAACGGTTGCATCCTTGATGGTTGCTATGCGTTTGCGCCGCGCATCTGATCCCGCAGTTGCATCAGCAAAATCAATTGTGGGCGATAATGACACGGTACGGAAATCAGCCTGCATCGAAACAGTCCCGCCGCTATGCACCCATTGAAAAACAATATCCCTTCCAGTATATTCAGCCATTTCATGCTCCTTTTATGTTTTACTAATTCGCAGACGATAAAACGCGCCCGCGTGATACACTTTTGTATTATCTGGAAGTATCTCAACTAAAGATACCTCTGTTTCCCTTGCCGTCCAGAAATTCTCGTACCCCGTTACGGTAAATTGATACCCGTGTATCAATGAGTCAATAAGCGTATCTATCGTTCCCGCCTGTGCTTGATTGTTAGAATAGCCACGAATATAAACTATTTCGTTTTTCATCCTTGATGGTGTTAAGTTTTCTTCGTTCCCTGTTTGGTAGCTAAACACCACATAGGGTCTGGTCTGATTATCCTTTGCCATTTGATAAAAGATAGCCGTACCGCCTAACACAGAAGTAAGGGCGGTTCCGCCTGCCAATCTTGAGAATATCGCAGTGTTTAGAGCATTAGTCGCACTCATGCAAACAAGCTCCTCCACATAGACACTAATTGACCTTCTACCTGTTCAACGGCGGGAATTAGAAACGGTTGTGCCGCCATTTTATAAGTGCCTAACTCCTGATAAATTCCGTAAGGTACGCCGTCCTGAACATTCCACGACAAATCTCTTATTTTCTCGCTGTTCAAAGAATTCATTAACGCGCCTGTATCCACCGGAGCCTTTATTTTTGCAAAAGCCTCCACCTTGTAGGCGGTTTGCTCAACCATTTTTGGCGCGTTAGCTTTTGAACTAGCCATCGCAGCAAGTAATCCTCTCATATCTAAAGTTACAAGAACGGTCATATAACCTCCAAAATTGCCCGAACCGAAGCGTTCCAACTCTTACCAACGTCTACCGCAGTTATATTGAATGTAAGACTATTGCATTCAATCTTATTATCTTTTGTGACGGTAGTATTATGCGGCAAACTAAGAATCCAGCGGGTTGATTCCTGAATAGATGCGCCTGAGACCGCATCGCTTTGACCCAAAAAACCGCCCTTCGATGTTGCGGCATCTAGTCGGCACGCTTGATTCGCCGTTACCGTCCCCCATGTTTCCACATTACCGCCTTGACCATCGCTGGAATAGGATACTGACAAGACATTACAAGTATCAGGGAAAAGTAAACCTACCGTATCGCGCATATAAGCGAGGTCAGAACTGGACAGCATCGTCGCTCCTGTAAATAATTGCTTGCGTCACCGCGCTTGTAGACAGTCCCTCAAAATATTCTGCGCGTTCTAAGCAATGTTGATAAACCTGCGACTTTTTCACGGTGGTGTTGTCTGTGCTAAAGTCGAATGAGGTTGCATAGTGGTTTGCCTTTATGCGCCAAATCTCAGCGGCGGCATTGTTCAGGTCGTAACTTCTGCCAGTGACATAATGGCTCTCGCCTTCGGTATCCGCAACAAAGGTAAATTTCCCCCTGCGATAATCGGCGGTATAAAGGGCAGTCCCAGCAACAGCATAAGAACTATCCTGAATAAAAAAGACAGCCGTCCCGCCTGTGGTTGCTTCGATGTTGTTGAAGTCGGCGCGGTAGTCGTTATATACAAGGTCGCCAGTCGTTCCGTAGGTAGGAAAGTCCTGCATCGGCTCAAACACAAACTCTGTGCGATGTTTGTCCAGTACGTCCTGCATCTGGTCATCGTCCCAAAACGTGGCAGTGCCAAGCGTCCAATCCGCTGTACCCGCTTCGGTCAGGACGCGCAAATCACTAATAATCTGTGTCATACCTACTCTAGCGGTCATTGAATCCTAATCCTTTTTTGTCAATGGGGGCTGCGAACCGCCACGACTCGTTACCCCACGCGCTAGCCTTCTCTCCAATATGCTCCACTAAATCCAGCGCGGCGAGTTTGTATCCTTCCGAGGTCAGGCGGCGGCAAATCTCTATATCCTCTCCGCCTGTTTTTTCAGCAATCGGTAAAATCAAATCCTTGTCACTTGCGCGGAACATCCAATTCGAGCCGGGCAATGTCTCTCTGATCGCATAATGCTCATTGCCTGCGTCCGCTGTTCCTTGTACCTTGTTCCAGTCCCAGACAGGCTCAAGGTAGCACGAGGCGAGTTTTACATCTTCCGGCGCGTGTTTCCAAAAGTCCATAATACGGCTAAAGTAATCCTCGCAGTAAACAAAGTCATCCGCGCTAAATAGAATGATGTCAGGACTTACAGACAATGCAGAATATATGACGCTGTTCATCCCGTACCCGGTGGTATGGTTTTTGCTTGCACTCTTTTGCCCGCCGAGGCTCAAAACTAAATCCGCTGCGCCGTCTGTGCTTCCGTTGTCGAAGATAAAAATATCAGGCTCAACACAGGCGTAAAGGCTTTGCAGGGTTTTGAGTAACATACCCTTGCGGTTATAGGATAATACGCCTATCGCTAACCGTTGAAAATCCATAAATACACCTTTACTAAATCCGACACAGTAGAAAACTTCATTGTGCTATCGCCTGCGCGGTACGTTATTGGAAATTCCGCAATCGTCAGCCCGCGCCGTACTGCTTCAAATAAAACCTCAATCTGCCATGTGTGCATGTTCGTAATATAAAGAGGCTTCGATAACTCTTGCAAAGCCATACGACTGAATACTCTATAACCGCTTGTCCAGTCGCTTATTTTTTTATGCGTTGTCCAGTTCAACAAGCCAGCCACAAAACTGGACGCAGCTGCCCGCCACCTTCTACCGATGTATTCCGAATCGCTTCTAAAGCGAGTGCCAACAACCAAATCCTTTGTAATCCCAACGCCCGCGAGTTTATCAATGCTCTTTAGGAAAGAATTTGCGTCAGTCGGGTTATGACTTCCGCCAGCATCAATCTGGACGGTGTAATCCCATCCCACTTCCAGCGCATACTTCCACGCTTCCATGAGGCTTTTTCCAATCCCGCGCGAGGCTTCGTGCCGAATTACAGTCGCGCCCGCCGTGATTGCCTCTTTGCCTGTGCTATCGGTTGAGCCGTCATCCACTACAACCACGTCAAGCCCCATTGATACCAGTTTGGCAACTAATGCGCCGATTGTAGCTTCCTCATTTTTCGCGGTGATAATTGCGCCGTTCATTTGTCCGCTTTCTTTTCCTGCTTCGGCTTTTCAAGCTGTTCCAGTTTTTCGCGGAGAGCGTTTATTTCATTTACCGCTGCGTGTTCGCGGGCAGTTTGTGGGCTAGTCAGCAATTCTTCAATTAGTTTCTCATGCAGTTCTTTGTCGCTCATTTGTTACCTCTCATCCTTGCACCGTTATAACCACATCGGGGATATTAGCCTTGACATCTCTTATCAGCGCGTCCACGTCACCGTTGCCTTTGTGGAACTCTCCGCGCAATCTGTCAATCTTACTCAGCGGCGCGGGCGGCAAAATCTCAAACTCCGCGCCCTCACAATCTATCTTTAGCAAAGCGAGGCGGTCAATTTTATTGCTCTTGAATATCTGCGCCAGGGTCACAGATTCGACTTCCTGCGAATTCCCATCACCGTACAAAGTTGATCCGCCGCTATTGCCTATCGGGTCTGTGAAAATGTTTACCTTGCGCCCGTCTTCCGTTACGGCTTTATTGTGCGCTTTAATGTTGGTCAAGCCGTTCCGTTTGATATTCTCCAACAAGGCTGCAAAGTTTTCCTTGACAGGTTCGTATGCCAGCACCTTCACATTCGGATATTGTTTCGCAATGTAACAGGATACAAGTCCTTTATGCGCTCCAATGTCTATTACCGTTCCTTCCAGTGCCAGTCCGTCAAGTTTGTAATCGTGCTTGATTTCATAACCGACAATCTTATTGATACCGTCTGTGTCGTTTACCAAATCCAGCCCAAGCCCGACATCAAAGAAGTCTTCGACAATCCCGCCCTGAGACTGAGAGTCGTAACATCCAACACAGGGACGATGAGCCACGCCATTTACATACAGCCCGATATTGCTCCACTGGTGGACGTGTCGCGCCTTTTTCAAAGCCTTTACGTTTTTAAGGTTCTGCGCCTGCTCTTCTTTTTCTTCTTTGATACTTTTCTCAATATCTTCTAAAACAGGTTTCCAGTATCTTTCTATGACGACGTCAGCGTCATAAGCCAGCGCACCCGAACGGGCGTTTCTACGTCTCGCCTCGTTGTCTTTCTGTCGGTATGCCGATTCAAGATGGTCGGCTATCGCGCCGACGTGCCCAACAAACTGATAAGACGCCAAGTTTGTCCAGATAGGATGCGCGTCTTTTCTGTCAACCTTCCAGCCGCTAAAACATAACTCAGGCATGGATGTCCAGTCACCTACAATCACAGGGCAGCCCGAAGCCTGCGCTTCAAGAATGGGGATACCAAAGCCCTCGCCATTACTTACCAATAGATGCACATCAAACGCATTGTATAAGTCGTTCATAGCCTTGTCAGGGTATCCGAGCATATAGGTATATTGATCCGCAAAGATTACATCCTTACCAACTACCAAACCCTGATAACTGCAAAACTCCACAAGGTTAACCGTTTCGTATCCACCGGACGAGCCGTCAAAAGTGTGCAGGTACAAAACCGCGTCGGGGTGTTTCTTCTTTAGGTAGGAAAATGCGGCGATATTCTCAAAAAATGCCTTGCGCGGGGGATTGCCTTTGTTCGCCGCAACCATTCCCACAATGAAAGCGTCCTGCGGTAGTTTCATCCTCTCGCGGGCTTCTTTGCGGTCAATCGGGATGAAGTTTTTGGTATCCACGCCGTGTGGGACGTAGTAACAATCAATGCCCGCATCTTGCATCATGCGCTCGCCAAATTTCGAGAATACAATCCGCTTATAAGCAGCGCGGGCAGGCTTGCCCATTCGCTCCGGCAAAGGCTCGTGGTCAATCGGGAACCAAGGAACCCACTTTATATTTTGTAAAAGTTCAGGTTGCATCACCCATATATCCATCAGGCTAATCAAGATGTCGGCTTTGAAGTTCCGAGCATGTGCAGCCATGATGTCCTGCCCGTAGGGATGAAAGCCCTTTCCATAAATGGGGATGCCCTGCCAGTTGATAGGACTCCCATCATGTCCATAAAACGCTTGAATTGCTACCTCGTGCCCTAGTTCTTTTATGCGCGGGATGAATAACTTGGTCTGATTTCCGTATCCGGTGAACGACCAAGGCGCGTTTGAGAGCCAGCTTATATTCATGCTTTTACTGCTTTCTGCGGGGCTGATATTTCTACCAGCCCCGCGTTGATTTACTTACCCATCACATACGAAAGCGTGATGATGCTGATTGCGCCAGTCGTGCCAGTGTTGGCTTCCTTCACACCGACCCATTCCCCGCCGCCGACAAAGGCAGTGTCGTCAACCGCCAAAGCATAGGGGACACCGGGAGCGGCAACAGTCGAGCCGCCAGAGAAAAGCGTACCGCCCGAAGCGACGGCAGTACCCGCAGTACCCAAGTTCACGAGTTGTACGGTGGAAGTACCAGCGGTTTCGGTTACAAAATTTGCATCCAAGATAGTGATACCGCCGCCCTCCGCAGGGACTTTGAACAGCGGGCGGAAGTCGTTAGACAACGCGCCGATATTGTTCGAGATAATATTTACATCAAATTGTCCAGCCATGATTATTCTCCTTATGAAGTCGGCGCGGTTGCGTCGAAGATGGTTTTCACGCCAGTTAAAGGACGCCAGACGCCATGAGCATAAACCGCGCTCATGTTGTATTCCATACCACGGCGGGAAGCGTCGCGCTGGGGTTCGATGCGTATCTGGCGGCGGAAGTCAAGAGCGATTGAATCACGACGGAAAACACCGCCAGTAAAGTCGCTGTCAGCATCAGGGTCAGCCCATACCTGAAACACAGGAACGCCCATGAACTCAGAGACATATCCCGAACGGCTCATTTCCTCTTGGAAGCCCGGAGCAACCGCAACGGTAGCACCCGCAACCGATGCGGACTTGGCAAGCACCGCCCACTGGAAGCCGTGAATTACTGCGGCAAGCGGCGCGGCGTTCGACTTGTTGGCATTGCGGGCAACCTGAATAGCAGCCGCAAGATAACCCCAAGTAATAGCCGAACCAGCCGTTCCAATCGTTCCGCCTGTCAGGTTCGCCATCTCACCAATAAGATCACTTTCGATTTTGTCAGCGGCAGCCAACCCCAACTCCAAAGCCCCATCGCGGATGATGTTTTCGGGGAGGTCGGACTCGGCGCGGGAATCGGAGATGAAAAACTGCAAACCGATTTCAGCGGGGGTCAGAGTTTCAGCCAGCGCGGGAGCAAATGACTTGCTCGCCAGATCGTCACTTTCAGAAACAACCTGCGCCGTGCCCTTGTTGTATTCGTAGCCCTTGCGGGGGTTAAGTCCGGTCATGTCGTTATACTGCAAGACCAGACGTTGCATAGTTCCAACTTCGCGGATTGCAAAGATGGCGTTTTCCTGCATCGCCTGCGCGATACTTGAAACATCAGAATAAGTATTGATTGACATATTATTTCTCCATTGTCAGATTATCACCTCAGTCCCAGAAACTTGGCTCGTTCTGCGTCAGTCATTCCCTTTTGACCATCTCCGGGGTTGGCTGATTCAAGTTTCTGCTTCGTCGGCTTTTTGGGGAGTAGTTCCGCAAGGCGTTTGGCATCTTCCAGCATTTCTTCCGGCGTCCCGTCTTTCACCCTGTCGGCTAGACTCGCGTCAAGCCCGGCTTCGGCGGCGGCGGATTGCTTTGCGCGTTCGCGTTCCCACTCGGTTTGTTTGCTTAGTAAATCGGCATTGGCTTTTTTGAGCTTGTCCAACTCGGACAATTCAGCATCAGCCCGCGCCCGTTCCTGTGCTTCGAGTTCTTCGAGTTTCTTGCGGCGGGCGGCGGCTTCTTTGTTTGCCTCTTTAAGAGCCTTCTGCATCTTCTCAAATTCCTCTTTGCTGATAACCTCTTCCTTCACGGGTTCGGCTACTTCTTCAACCATCTCGGTTACTTCTACTTCCTCAGTCATCTCGACCATCCTTTCATTGCAAAATAAAAACCGCGCCTGCAATCCCATTTCGGGAAAGCAGACGCGGCGTATCGCGGGGTCTGTTATTACGGCATTATATCACTAAATTAATCTTCCGGTGTTTCCTCCGGCTCAAATATCCTTTTACTCAACTCGTACCGCTGCTCAATCGCCCGCACTATCATAAGCAGGGCGCGGCGAAGTATCAGCATAAAATCTCGCTCTGTCATTTTACCAGTTCCTTTAGTGAGGCTTCGCGTCTCATATCGCCGTAAACATCATCGTTGTACGTTGTGCTAATGGCGGACAGTTCAAACTTGCCAGCCTTCCACGCCTCAAACCGTCCGGGTCCAAGCATTTTCTTTTGCACGTCCTCACTCAGTCCGTTAAACCAGTCTATGCCGTTTTCTTCCAGCGGTAAGGCGTCCACAATAGGCAGCATCGCGCATCTTCCGTTATGGTGGTCTTGCAAACTTTCATCAACACTGTGTACTGTTCCGTGCATTGCGACACAGGACATGCAAACCCTATCGTCCAACGTGGCGAACCACTGCCATTGTGTAATCCCGTTGGCTATATATTGCAGGCGGGCGGCTTCACGATAGGCGTACAGAATGGACGTTCTGGTCAGGCGGATTGCGTCGGCTAGGGCGTTGGCTATCAGGAGTTCCGACTGGCTCATTATCAAGGCGATAAGTTTCTGCCCTTCGGCGCGTCCTATATTCGTCTTGATAATATCCATCAAAGCGGCTGATATTCTTGCGGCGTGATACTCGCCGTACATCTGCAACCGCTCGTACAAAGGAGAGCCTTTCGCCAGCATTCTGCCCAAGATGTCTGCTGCGCTGATACCGTCCGCGCCTCCACCAATCGCCCCACCGCGTTTTGGGCGTAGTACGAAAGCGACAGATCCTGCAAATGATTGAAGAGCAGTTTGCGCAGGTCGTATTGCACGCGTTCGCCCATCTACCGCGTCACCCATCCCGAACAGCGCAAGAATGAGCAGGGCTTGACTTAGCCCCAAAGCAATCGCGGTATCCTCGTGCTTCGGTAGCGCGTTGGTCATATAGCCAGAGAAGTCGTCAAGAGCCTCATACAGCAGATTGTATATTTCGTCAGTTGCGCGTTTTATCTGCGCAGGCGTGGGGTTGTCGCCCAGTCTGCGGATTATCAACTCTATATCAGGGCTGAGGCGCGCATACATCCCCGCGAACGCATCCGCTATCTCTTGCAGGGCGTCCGCGTCTATCTCTTGCGCAAGGATGTCTTCGAGTTCCACTATCTACCGCGCCTCAAAAAGTTAGCCATGGCTACATCCGTATTCCTTCCGCTTGTCTCGCCCTCGGCTGCAATCAAATCCTTCTCGCCCTCGTCGTGGTCGTCCGTGTCCCACTGATAGCCCCGCGCCTTGCTTGCGGTCTGTTTGCTAACCAGCCCCATATTCAAATCGTCATGGATAAGTTTCGCGTCCTCGGCTTCATCCTGCGGTAAGTCCGCGCCCCATACTACCTGTGGCGGGCGGGTCTTTTCGCCGGCATACCCTTCCAGCACAAGCAGACGGCGGTTAAGTTCTCTCAGTGCTTCGCCGTATAGCAATCGCTTTGTTGCGTTCTTGCTCAGTGCATCGCTATAAAGCACTCTCAAGCCGAAGTTTGTCAATGAGCCAATTTTGTCGCTAACGCTGGAAATATCCACCACGCGGGCGATGTCAAAAAGACTCTGGCGCATGGTGTTGAAGTTCGCTTCACTGGATGTCATGTCGGCGGTTGCGTCAATAGCATTAATGGCGGCGTCGGCATTGGGCAGGATGGGCATATCATCGGAGCCCATTTCGAGACTCTCTGCGTTGAAGCCCTTGCCCCATAATCTTTTATGCGCCTGATTGCGGATTACCTTACGGATATTAGACGCGACAAAGTTAATTGTATCCTGCGCCCCTAGAATGTCGTCAATGTCACTTGTGCCGTAAACAGAGTGAACGGAGGGAAGGTTCTTACTGTGTAGAATGGGGGGGAAGTCGTAATCCCAATCAATGGTTTTCACCAAACGCCACACCCCTTTAGCCACATAGTAATCCACCACCCAGCCCTTGCCCTCGTCTGGGTTTGACTTGGGGTAATACTCCTCGCGGTATAAAGTATCATCAATCTTATACTGCATGATGTACTTTGTCACCTCGCGCATGTTCCGAGGGCTGACTTCTATCTCCATCAATTCCGGGTCAAGCAGTACCAATTCCGTGTACTGCTCGCCTGTGTAGGGGTCTGTTATCGCCAGTGGGTCTGTCCTGATATAAAAGGTCCCGTATATTGCCCCGTCTGTGCCCGTCTCGTGCATGAGCAAGTCCATCTTATTGACGTCCCATATCTTGCGGAGCGTTTCGGCTTCCGTGCTTTCTTCTTCATCGTAATCAAATTTTACGCCGCCGCCAAACAACATGGATACGGAGCGTTCGACTACCAATCCGGTGAAGTTGAGCAGAACATTATCATCAGGCTTACCCGGCAGCACCTTTAGGGGCTTCGGCTGGTTGCCGTCGTAATACGCTTTGCCTGTCTGTAAATATTCTGTGCGCTCAGACTTCATCAGTATCGCCAACTGATTCGCCAGCGGTTTCAAAATTGAGTCATACCATGCCATCGTGCCTCCTAATCTGCAAACGGATTTCTAATAATCCGAACCTGCTTATATACCCCGTTCCACGCCAACGCCAACGCCATCACAATGTCATCGTGCATCCCTGCGGGCGCGGAGTATGACGGTAAGCCTGCCCGTTCCTTGCGCTCGTATGCGTTCAA